TGTTTCCAGACAGCCCTTCATTGTCGTTAGCGTCAGCGCCAGCTCCACCAGCACCAACAGTGATTGTCGCAGTACCAACCGGAAAATATGCTTCAGAAATCGGTAGATAACCGCCGGCACCGCCGCCGCCAGCCCACCCGATGCCACCACCTCCACCGCCGCCAATAACAAGCAGCTCAGCAAAACCATCCTCGCTGAAAGTAATCGACCCAGAGCCGGTGAACGAATACACATTGTATGTCGTGCCACCCGATGACACTGTTCCTAAAGTTGGTGAGCCTGTAGTTCCAGACACAACGGCAGCCCCAGGAGTCGTAGACAATTCCTCCCACGCCGAACCGGAATAGTAGGTGAGCTTGTCGGAGTCTTTCAAGAAAGCAAACTGGCCCTCCACCGCAGTCCCAATCGCAGAACCACGCGCAGCAGTACCAGCAAAGACGAGGACACCCTGCATGAGGTAATCGTTGATGTCATCCTCGTCAAGAATTTCACCAGCGACAAACTCTTTGTAACCGCCTGCAGCCATTAGAAATCTCCCCAACTAGTCTTATACACAGTCAACTTGTCTGTGTCCTTCAAAAACGCAAACATCCCCTCACTCGGGGACAAAATCGCAGCATCCCTAGCCGCAGCATCGGCAAACACCATAATCATCTGATCCATGATGAAAGTGTTCACCTCCGAGGCAAGAAGGACATTCCCATCCTGGAACACCTTGAACCCTGCACCAGCCAACTCAACGCCTCCTAGAAACCAAGAACGCCTGGAGCGCCCTCACCTATTGTACCGAACTCCGGGTCACCGATAACGAACAAGGATGTCTGCAACGACCCCAACCCGAACGTCACCTGATGGCTCCCAGGGGACACGTCATGCGCGATCTGAATGACCTGCCCGTACCGTTCCACCTTCGCCCCCACCGGAGGATTACCCGGTGTGAGTTTCACCTGAGCAACATCACCAATCTCCAACGCAAACACTTCAGCCCGTTGTGGAGCCGTAATTTTGTCCACATCCACACGGATCGCCTGAAACCGTAACTGTGGCTCAGAGAAACGCGAGAGCAACAAATCTGCTAAACCCTGCACCTCATCCGCATCGTCAATGAGCGTGTCCACCGTCAACTCTGCAATCCCATAACGAGTCTGCGACAACGCCCCAGAAGCCACAGCTGTAGACCCAGGGCTCGTCACTGTTATCGAGTTATACAGTTGCTCCGTACCGTAATCGAGTGCCGCCGGTGCAAACGGAATCCCAGTCCCATCATCCGCAAACACTGTCACGTTATCCACTGTTGGCGTGGTGAGCCGGTCAACAAACGCAACCCGCCCAGACTTATCAATAAATAACAGTCCACCTTCAGACTGCTCCACCTTCTGCAAATAGGACAACACGTTACCCTCAAACACGTCAGCACCAAGGTCACTGTTGCCAGCATCAATGACACGATCTGCAACCGGCCAATCCACTGAAGGTTGCGACAACACTGCCTCAACGCGGGCACCCGTCAACTGTGCCACCGCAGTCCCCGGAGTCAGCTCCTGTTGTGCAAGAAACGTGAAACCATCCGCAGCCTCCAACGAAGCAGACTGCCGACCATTCGGCTCGAAATCAAAATTCCAGTCAAGAATCTTCCCCACATACTGAATCGCCGTACCGTTAGCCAACACGCGCACATCACGGCGAGGCACAATATCCCCGAAAAAAGGTGAACTCGTATAAAGAGGGTCGAACGCACGATCCTCATTATTCACCGTCACCGACAAAGTGCCAGCATTGAACCTGTCAAGGTCACGGTTCTTACCCCGCGACAACGACAACCCCGTCACCCTCGAAGTGATGTCAGTGAATGAAATTCCACCAATAGTGAACTCAGTGGAACCGATCACACCAGCCACCGCATCATCCAACGTGAACGCTTTAGACAACCCCAGCTCAACCGTTACCGACACGGGTTACGCCTTCGCAAACACTGGGCCAGAAGTACGCTCATACCGTTTGATAGCGTTCACAATCTGCTCCCCAACCTGAGCCCCATTAGTACCCATACCCGCCGTCACATTGATTGTGATGTTCGTACCACCACCACCCAGCCGGTCATTCGGCACAATGTTCCCGCCACGACCAGGCATGAAAACCTCCGGCCCCTGCTCACCAACTAGATAAGGCATACCACCCGTCACACGCCCACCCTGAGCCCGTTCACCAAAGTTAGGCAAACTCACACCGGCAGGAGTTTTCCTAGACAGTTGGTCGAAAAACTGTTTAGCCCGCTCGTAAGCACCCCTGAACGCATCCGCAATACGGCCCAAACCGTCAGACAAAGCACCAAGACCCGGAATCAAGTTTTCTGAGCTAATACCCAAGTTGTCCAAACTCTCAGTGGTAGCCACAGTGACAAAGTTCCAATCCGTGAACATTCCAGCCACCCCACCAATCACATCCCCTAAGAAGGTGACGAAACTAATCAGTGGCGGCAACAGCTGAAGCAACAACGGGATGACCTGCTCAGCCAACTGAACCATCAACGGAAGCAACTTGATAAGGTCAGGCAGGAGTTTCGCAAACCCGACAATCATTTGCTCCAAGAACCCCAGGAACGCCTCATTCTTGCTTAGCTTCTCAATGTTTATCAAGAACCCTTCTAGCAGCGTGTTCTCTTCACTAATGTTGAAAGCCTTACGAATCGCAACGCCAACCTGCTCGAACGCCGGCTGAAGCGCCGAAAACGTAGCCCCAATGTCCCTGAGCAAAGTCGGAAACTTTACTTCAAAAAACTCAGTCAAAGGTGGCACAACATTGGTCAGGAAATACTCGACAAACCCCTGGAACGAAGGCAACAACGAAATACCAATTGTTTCCTTTATCTGCTCCAACCCCAATCGGAACCGATCCGAATACAACGCCCCAGCCTCAGCCGCCCCACCATATTGTGACTCCACCTCCGTCAAAATCAAAGCCTGAGCATCGAGCAAGCGGTTCGACTGAACCAAAGTCTTAATCTGCTCCTGCTGTTGCTCCGTAAACGTGGTGCCACCCTTACGCAACGCAGTAATACCCCGAATCGGGTCTTCCAACGCCTTACCCAAAGCAATCGCCTGACCAGAAGCATCCCGTTTCAACACCATCGCCATGTCAAACGCGGCCTTCGTAGCCCGGTCAAAACTCCCACCAGCCTCACCAGCCGAAGCACCCAAAGCCTTGAACGACAACAGTTGCGCCTGAACACTCTTCACAACCTCAGCATCAACACCAAGACGCAACTCCTGAGCATCCGCAAACTTGATAAGCCTGTTAGTGACAGAATCTAGTTCCCCGCCAAACTGGTTAGTAGTTTTCGCCACCTGCTTCAACACAGCATTCGACTGCAAAACCTCTTGACCCATACGGATCGTTTCCGCAGCGAAGTTCCCGATAGCCCTAACAGCGAACGCACCCGCAACAATGGCACCAAACCCAGCCACAGCCTTACCAAACCCGCCGAGAGCTGTCTGAGCCTGCTTGATACCAGTCGGGTCAAACTTAGACACCACCGGGATATTGATTGAACCGCTCACGAAATCCTCCTGTTGACTAACGCCACATACTTCTCAATAATGTTTCGAGCAATCACCACAGCCGGCCCAGCCTCACCCTTAGCCTGCGGAATCAAGAAACGACCCAACCCGCTCATCATCGGTGCCGCAGCATTCAACGCTCGAATCATCCCGCGCCCCTGCGGAGTAGACCCAGAACTCTTAGACCCAGCCAACTCCAAAATCTCAAACCCGGCAGCCTTACCCCGTGACCGAAACGCCATCGACACCACAGGAAAGAAACCAGGCTTCTTCGCACGCTTACCCAAAGGCGTCTGAGTCCGACCAGAAACCCCAGCCCACCGCCACCGGCTACCAGTCGGAGCATTAGCAAAACCAGACAACGGGGAAGCAGTAGGAACCCCACCAGCCAACTTGCCAACAATAGGTTTCAGATCTTCACGCATCTCCTTTTGGAGCGCCTTACGCAACCCAGGGTCAACATTCCGTAGCTCAGCCAAAAGCACCTTCAAATCGGAGGCTTTGACAGTGAACTGGGCGGGCATACCCCTATTCTACCGCCGGCCCCGCTTACCACTCTGGGCCTGAGCACGCGCAATCAGATAACGCTCAATAGTCCACAACATTCGAGGCTCAAGCTTCATCAGCTCCAACGGGCTAATCCCCGTTTCACAAGCAAGGGCCGCAATCTCCCAGTGAAGGCTCGACTCACCGAGCCCCCTTATTTTTTTGTGGGAGCCTCAGCCACCATCGAAACAGACTCAACCCACTTCTCAAACTCATCAGTGGTGTGCCCGGTACGCTTGAGAGCGTGCCACGCCAAAAAGAACATATGCGTCAAACGCACTTCATCCCCCAGGCGGGCAACACTCAAATCGAAGCGTGCCTCAAACGCAATCAAATCCGCTGCAATAGCCGAACACTCAACGCTTGTTTCGTCAATGAAAGTTACTTGTAGGTTTATTGGATTCATACTTAGACAGTACTCCTGGTTACCGTTCCCGAGCTCAATGGCCACGAGGTGCTAAACGTGGCTAAATCCCCCACTGAGGAAGCCAGCGGGCTGTATTCCGTGACCAAGAAAATCCCAGAAAAGCTCGGATTCGAGCTAGACACAGCAGTTCCGTTAGGGATAACGGTGACGGTCGCGCCGGTTCCCAGAAGCGGGAAGATGACAGCATCCACGCCACCCGAAGCGGCAAAGTCCTGGTGCCAGTCAAGTGTGACCGAAGCATCCTTCAAGCCCGAAATTCTTTGGACAAAGGTGTCCGAAAATGCCGTAACTTCCTGCTCTGCCGCACTCAGATCAAATGTGACTGCAGCAATGTCGGAACTGAAATTAGTCCCGTTGATTGTGATGTTGTAGTTAGTAGCGACAAACTTTGCCACAGTTTTCTCCTTATAGTGCGAACACGGTCACGGCAAAATCTGCCGAGAGGTAAGTTATATCTCCAATTGTAACGGAGGTCACGTTAGTCATCTCAGAAACCCTCGTGTCAAAAGCGTTACCGCCCAAAGTGCGATCTATCTCAATGGCCGTCTTCAACGAACCTGAACCAGTCGAAATCAGTGCATCAAGGTTCTTCTGTGCCTGCACTGTCGCAATGCGCCCGAAAATCACTGTCACCACGAAACTGTATTCGGTCAACCCTTTAGCGAAAGCACTGTTGTAGGTCACTGAACCGAGTTGCACGACAGCTGCGGGCATCATCGGATCGTCAGGAATCTCCGCATAAGTGCGCAACCCGGTAATGGTGTTCATGTTTGTTGCGAGGCCAGCCCGCATCAGGCTAATGCTCACGCGAAACGAATCTTCCTGTAAGGCTGAATCAGCCGTTCCACGTCAGGGTCAAGCCTGCCAACCCGAACCACACCCATATCCGAGAACCCGAGCACACCCGTAGGGGACTCATAACGCTTATACGCCCGCAGGGAGGAAAGAATAGTGGCTTGTTTGATAGCACTAGGGATAGAAGCAAAGCCGAAGCGTGCCACAATCTGAACCGAAGCCTGCCCCGCATTGATGTCCCGAGGCTCATAAATCGGCCACAAATAATCACCGACAGCTCGAACCCTCGTGAAAGGTGTAGCAATGCCACCAGCCAACCCGTTCAACGGCTCCAACTGGTAATCAGTAGAAGCCCAAGTCTGGTCGAACCCGCCCTCACCCGTAGTGTCCGACTTGATAGAAGTCACCGCAATGATGTCATCCGTTTCAAGCAAGTAAATGTTCTCAGGAATATAAATACGGGTTACAGCTGTAGCACCCGTGTTGAAAAACACGCGCTCAG